GTACAAGTTGTTGATGGAACTAAAATACAAGATACAAAAGTTGATGATGTTAAATTAGACAATCTAATTAAGGCTCTTAAATTACCACACGAAGTTAGAGATTATCAAAGAGAAGCTTTTAAGTATTCTGTACAAAAAGATAGATGTTTACTTGTATCGCCTACAGCATCTGGTAAATCTCTTATAATCTATCTTATGTTGATATTTAATCTATTACGACTGAAAGATACTAAACAAGACAAAATCCTGATTATAGTGCCCACTACATCGCTTGTAGAACAATTATTTAAAGACTTTAAAGACTATGGTTATAATAGTGAAAGAAATGTACATAAGATATATTCTGGCCACGAAAAAGAAACAAACAAAAGAGTTATAATATCTACTTGGCAATCTGTATATAACTTACCCAAAAAATGGTTTGAACAATTTGGTATGATTATTGGTGATGAAGCACATTTGTTTAAAGCCGTTTCATTAACTAAACTAATGACTAAATTAGAAAAATGTAAATATAGAATTGGTTTGACAGGTACACTAGATGGTACAAAAACACATAAGTTAGTATTAGAAGGTTTGTTTGGTACAGTCAATAAAGTAGTATCTACAAGTGAACTTCAACAAAAGAAACAACTAGCAGATTTAAAAATTTTGTGTTTAGTATTACAACACGATCAAACTGCTCGACATTTTTTAAAAGATAAATCGTACCAAGAAGAAATGGATTATTTGGTTTCTAACGAAAAAAGAAATAAATATATAAGGAATCTATGTCTTTCTTTACAAGGCAATTCTTTATGCTTATTTCAATACGTTGAAAAACACGGTGAGATTCTTAAAGAACTAATCGAAGATAAAGCACAAGATAGAAAAGTGTTTTATGTACACGGAGGTGTAGATGCTGATGTTAGAGAAGATATTAGAGCTATTACGGAGAAGTCCGATAACGCTATCATTATTGCTTCTTATGGTGTCTTTTCCACTGGGATTAATATTAGGAATCTTCACAACATTATTTTCGCTTCCCCTAGCAAATCTCGTATTAGAAATTTACAATCTATTGGTCGTGGCCTTAGGTTAAAAGATGACAACTCATCTGCAACTTTATATGATATTGCTGATGATATATCATACAATGATAAAACAAATTACACGCTTCAACATTTTAAAGAAAGAATAAATATATACAATGAAGAAGATTTTAATTATGAAATCCATAACGTGGAGTTAACCAATGACAAAACAAGAAGTTAGTATTATAAAGATTATTAAACTAGTCAATGGTGACGACATAGTTTGTATCTTACCTAAAGAACAATTAGCAGAGAAATCACCTTTGTTAAGAGTATCAAAACCACTACAAGTAAAATACGTTCCACAACTTACTCCACAAGGTATAAAAGATTATGTGGCTTTAATAAAATGGACTGGTTATTCTAAAGATCAGATTGTAACTATTGCAAAAGATAAAATAATGACAATCACAAATGCCACCGACTCAATGACAAAGAGCTATCACCATATTGTAAAAGATTATGATAAAGAAAATCTTAAATCGCTTGATAACACAAAGTATCAAAAAGAAAGATTAAGTGACGAAGTAAATAGTGAAATAAATGATATATTTGATGAGTATGAAGATGAGGAGTTTGATGGTACTTATAAAAAGACTCTACACTAACTTATAGTATCCTCTATTAACGCTCAACACGCTTCATTATATACAGATTTTTGTAAAAGTCAATACTGATTTGAAAATATATGAAAAAAAGTGAATGGAAAATAACTGTTACTTATGGCACCAGAGAAAGCGGTAAATGGTGTTACAAGAACTACATATTCGTAGGTACACAATATCAACTTACAAAAACAATAGAAAATCATTATAAGAAACCAGATAAAGATTACGGAAAAGTGGAAGCTGTTGAAGTAGAATTAATTAAGGATTAATTGGCTTAAAACATTGACATTTTGAAAGGAATATAGTATATTATAATTATGGCAGCAAAAAAAGAACATTACGTAAATAACAAAGAATTTTTAGAGGCAATGAAAGCCTATAAAAAAGAAGTAAATAAAGCGAAGAAAGAAAAACGAGAAAAGCCACCAGTGACTGATTACATTGGTAGTTGTTTTTTAAAGATTGCAAATCACTTATCTTATAGACCTAACTTTATCAACTATACTTTTAAAGATGATATGATTAGTGATGGTATTGAAAACTGTTTACAATATTTGGACAATTTCAATCCAGCAAAATCTAACAACCCTTTTGCTTACTTTACACAAATTATCTATTACGCATTTATAAGAAGAATACAAAAAGAAAAGAAACAAACTACAATCAAACATAAGTTAATTATGGATAATAACTATGATGATGTAGCACTTCAACCAGGTGATGATAGCGAATTTAAAAATCAGTTTAGAGAATTTTTACAAAAAAATGTAAGAATGGAAGAACCAGTAAAAAAAGTTACTAAAGTCAAAAAGAAAAAAAAGAAAACCAGTAAAGCCACTCTAAACTTTTTTAATTAATTATGAAAATTGCTTTGTTAAACGATACGCACTTCGGTGCGAGAAACGATAGTCCAGCATTTTTGGATTATTTTATGCGTTTCTATGATGAGATATTCTTTCCTTATTTAAAAGAACATAATATAAAAACGTTTGTTCATTTAGGTGATGTAGTTGATAGAAGAAAGTTTATTAACTTTAAAACAGCACATACCTTTAGACAAAAGTTTATGAAAAGATTATGGGAAGAAGATATTGATACTCATATCATATTAGGTAACCACGACACGTATTATAAAAATACAAACGAAGTAAATGCAATTACGGAATTGTGTACGACCTATGATGGTAAACACGAACCTTGGATTTATGACAAAGCTCAAACTGTTAATCTTGGTGGATTAGATATTCTTTTCATACCTTGGATATGTGATGATAATTATAATCATTCTTTAGAAGAAATAGAAAATAGTAAAGCACAAATTGCTTTTGGCCATTTAGAAATTAAAGGATTTGAAATGCACAAAGGTGCTTTCAATAATCAAGGCTTAGATAAATCATTATTCAAAAGATTTGAAAAAGTCATATCAGGTCACTTTCACAAGAAGTCAGATGATGGTCAAATATTTTATTGTGGATCTCAATACGAAATTACATGGTCAGATTACAAAGAGCCAAAAGGTTTTCATATCTTTGATACGGAAACGAGAGAACTAACAAGAGTACCCAATCCAATTAGAATACATAAAAAACTCATTTATAATGATAAAGAAAATAATTATACAAATATAGACTTATCATCATTTGAAAATACCTTTGTAAAAGTATTTGTTACAAATAAAACAAATGAAGAAATGTTTAACAATTTAATTGATAGACTACACAATTCGATAGATACACATGAAATAAATATTATAGAAGATACAAGTAGTGATATTACAGCATCTGTTAAAGAAAATATATTAGATCAAGGTGAAGACACACTTACATTTTTAGGTAATTATGTAGATCAAATAGATATAGATTTAGATAAGACAAAACTAAAAAAAGTGGTAAAAGAATTATTTACTGAAGCAATTGAAAAATGATTAAGCATTGTTTTCCACAACCAATTTATGTTTCAGATTTTGATTCAAGTCAAATAGAATTAGACTATACCACAAGTAGAAGATGGCACAGTAACACAATTTCATCTTTTGGGAATTATAATAAGTTAACTGAAAAAAGTTATCATTTTTTGATAAAAAAAATAGCAGATTATACTAATAAAGTAATTATAAAAAGTCATAAAATAGAGATAACAGAAATTTGGGTCAATGAATATTATGAAAAAGATTTTCAAGAGCAACATATACACCCAGGTTATCACTTCTCATTTACAATCATACATAAGTGTCCAGAAGGAAGTGGTCATTTAAAATTTTTAAATCCATTTGCAAAAAGTTTAGATTATGCTCACAATCATATTTCATATAGATATTTTTATCAGCAGTTTGAAACACCACCACAAAATGAAAATACAATTATCATATGGCCATCATATATAACTCATATGGTAACCCCAGGAAACAATAAAAATAAAAGAGTAACATATTCAGGTAATATTAAAATTATAATATGATTTTATTTAAAACAATTAAATGGAAAAATTTTTTATCAACTGGTAATACTCCAGTAGAAATAGATTTAAGAAAGTCACAATTAACATTAATGATAGGTTCTAATGGTTCTGGAAAATCAACTATGTTAGACGCTTTATGTTTTTCATTATTTAATAGACCGTTTAGAAATATTAAAAAAGAACAGATAGTTAATACTATTAATAATGGTGATACAGTAGTTGAGGTAGAGTTTCAAGTTGGTACAAAAATGTATAAAATTATAAGAGGTATCAAACCATCTATATTTGAAATTTATTGCGATGGTGTTTTACAAAACCAAGAAGCTTCAAGTGTTGATTATCAAAATGTATTAGAAGATCAAATATTAAGATTAAATTATAGAGCATTCAAACAGATCGCTGTTTTAGGTTCATCATCATATCAACCATTTATGCAAATGCGACCTAGACATAGACGAGAGGTAGTCGAAGAAATATTAGACATAAGAGTTTTAACTCATATGGATATATTAACTAGAAATCAACAAACTGATTTAGGTAAAAAAATAGTTGATGCTAGACATCAATGTGATTTAATTGAATCAAAGTATGAACTAGAAACAAAACATTTTGAAGAACTAAAAAATAGAAGTATTGGTGATATTGATATTAAGAAAAATAAATTACAACAGAATAATGACGCTAAAGAACAATATTTAAGAAAGATACAAAAGCTAGATGGGGAATATAAACAACTTGAAGAAGATATAAAAGAAAAGGATAAGTTTGAAAGTAAAAGAAAACAACTAGAAAAACTAGAAACAAAGATAGAACAGAACTTACATACACACGAAAAGAACTTAAAATTTTTTGAAGAAAATGATAATTGTCCTACTTGTACACAAAAGATACAAGCTGATTTTAGAGGCAAAAAGATTGCTTATGAAAAAGGTAAACTTGTAACCTTAAATGATGGTATGAAAGATTTAGTAAAAGAACTATCAAAGGTAGAAAATAAGATTACTGATTTGAATAAAATATCAAATAAGATGTACGATATTAATATTGAAATGTCAAAACTCAACACTTCAATAGATGAAATCAAAAAGTTTAGTGATAGTTTACACAATGAAATATTATTACTAGAAGGCAAAGAAGAAGATAGTAAAGATGTTGGTAATCAGTTAGAAGAATTAAAGAAACAATTAGAAGAAACAAAACTAGAACTAAATAAAATTGTAGAAGAAAAGAAATACATTGATGTTATAAGAGAGATACTTTCTGACAAAGGCGCTAAGGCAAAGATTATTAAAAAGTATCTACCTATTATGAATACACTTATAAATCAATATCTACAATCTATGGACTTCTTTGTTAACTTTCATTTAGACGAGGAGTTTAATGAAACTGTTAAAAGTCGCCACAGAGATGTATTTGATTATAATAGTTTTAGTGAAGGTGAAAAGATGAGAATAGATTTAGCCTTAGTTTTTACTTGGCGATCTATCGCTAAAATGAAAAACAGCGCCAATACAAATCTAATGGTCCTTGATGAAATCTTTGATAGTAGTTTAGATGGTCAAGGCACAGATGACTTTTTTAAGATAGTTAGAAAAATGGAAAAAGAAAACATTTTTATTATATCACACAAAGGCGATATACTTTTTGATAAGTTTACAAATATAATCAAGTTTGAAAAAGAACACAACTTTACGAGGTTACAATATGTCTAAAGAACTAAAATTAATACCACCAACAGATCCAAGAGTACAAACAGCAATCGCACCTTTTAATGATGATATGTTAAAAGAAGAAGGTTTTAAAGATAGAAAAGAACTAACAGAAGCGATGTTTAAAACAATGAAAAAATATGGTGGAATAGGAATGACTTGTAATCAAGTTGGTTTACCTTTTAATATGTTTGTTCTTGGCGATCATTTACAATTAGAAAATGGTTTAAAGATGGCGTGTTTTAATCCTATGATTATATCAAGTAGTGAAGAAACTACTGTTATGAAAGAAGGTTGTTTAACTTTTCCATTTGTATTTTTATCAATTACAAGACCTCGTAAAGTAGTTGTTAAATATAC